AGTCTAACCAACAATAGTTGTTAAGTTCTTTAATTAACTCAACACTATCTTCAGTAATTACTAAATCATAATCCTGTAGCAAACTAATCCCATAAGTAATACTGCCCTGTCCTTTGATTGCTGGAACAACTTTGTTATGTCTGCTTAACTCATTTATTAATCTTGGTTCAGCACTATCACCAACTATTAAATTATCACCAGCATACTTTTTATTTAATACTGCAATCTCACTTGTTGTAAGCTTTGTTTGATAAAAGCATTGTTGTACATAAATAATCTTATTATCCTTATCTATGCTTGTTTTAATTAATGTGCTTGGATCATTGCTAAACCCATAATCCTGACCAAATACTATTTTACCAACTTGCTTAAATTCTCCAATACTCCAATTGTTGTAAATAACACCTTCTGCTTTATCTAACCAACTTCCTAAGATAGTATGCTTGTATCTGTTTGGTCTACGTTTTTTCATTTGCTCTATTTGTTTAATATAGCTTTCTGAAAGGTTTTCTATGTTATCTAAATAAGTTGTATGTATGTAGGTTGTATCATCCTTAATAATATTGCTACCAGCTTCAACACCCCTTGCTTCAAAGAATCTTTGGTAAATAAAGTTTTCTTTTGTGGTTGGGTTTAGTATTAATATTACTCTGTTGTCTTTGTCCTTTTGCCTGATGGATAAATCTATTTTATCAAATATACTTTCATCAGTTAATTCTTCAGCTTCATCCAACACCCAAGTAGTAACACCTTGCAAAGATTTCAAGTTTGCTGTTTGGTCTCCTGAACTTGTTTTAATTCCTCTGAATAGTATTTTACTGCCAGTTTGCTTGTTTATGATTTCATCTTTTGTAATGTGAAAATCTTGCTCAATCTTTTGTAGTTCTAGCTTTTCAATAAACTCTGGAATGATTGATATACTAGCAGCTCTTAATGTATATCTAGTAAATAGTATCTTATGCCCTTGCTCATAAGTTAGAAGTGTAAGTAGTGTGTTTATTGCAAAGGATTTGCCTGAACCTCTTCCACCTGTGCAAATAAAGTATCTAGTATCATTTTCTAATACTAAATATTTATTGCTTAGCTTTAATTCCACTTATTAAATGTTTGAAATCAATACTTCTCTTTTCATTGCTGTTAATATCAACAGTATCTCTTGCTGTACCATAAGCTGAATCCATCAAAGCCTTGTATGCATTTACATCACCTTTCAAAGCTTTGAGTAGTATGCTTATTGTCATTCTTTGCTCATTGGTTAACCATTCTTCTTGGCCTGTTAATGGATTATCTTCTTTACTAAGCATTTGTAAAACTTCCTTTACAATTGTGCTTCTGTTTCTGCTTCCTTTTGGTCTGCCATTTGGATTTCCTGACTGTCCTTTTTTAAATGATATTAAATTTTGTTCATTTGACATTGCTCATTGTATTCTCATTGTATTTACAAAATCATTTCCATAGTAACCAATAGCAATAATATTATCAATCCAGTAATGATTGCAGCAAGTATTTCATCACCTTCATTTTGCATATTTATCTTTGTTTGCATAAGTAGCTGAACATTGTGCAATTGCTTGTTCTCTACTTTTACCTTCTCTAATAACCATAGGGATGCACCTGATCATAAAGTCCTTCCTTGATTCATTTGCTTTTGGCTTTGGCATAATTATTTATTTATCCACTACAAGATTCACATTCATTATTATCTATGCTGCATTGTCTTGTTGGTACTGGTTTTTTTTCTAGTTCTTCTAGTAGTTTTTCAAACTCTGTTTTTTTTGTTTTGCTTAAATATGTTAATAGTTTCTTTTCTTTTGCTTGGGTATCTTTATCCATTATAGTTATCAAATAAACGTTTGCAATCTGCTATCAATTCTCTTACACAGCTAGAACAACTGCTAATTTCTCTATTGGTGTGAAGTACCCTATTGCTTATTTGTATAAGTTGGACTTGTTCTTGTTCTGTTAAGCTTGTTTTATTTAATTTAAAAAATTCTTTTAAGAATGTATATTCTTGTTCTTGTAGACATTCTGGTTTGTTGTATGGAAATAGTTTATTAAGTTTTATTCTTCTTTCTTCACACCCACAATCTTCACCAGCAATAAACTTTACTACCTTTTCAATGCCTGTTACTTTTGTTACCTTTGCAATTGTATCACCTAAACCTTTTGATTTGGTAGATTTTTTCTTTCTTACAGTTTTATTTTGTTTTTTAGTTCCTGTTTGCATTTTGCTATTGTTTTATGAACGGTTGCGTGACTTATTTTTGTTGCCTTGCTGAGTTTTCTAATACTGTGAAATTCTTTTCTATATAGGTTAAATAACTTTCTATCAAACCAATACATAGTGTTAAGTACCTCATCAATCTTTTTTTCAATATCTTCTTGCTGTTCTTGTGAATCAGCTATTTGTTTATGTGAATTATTTAAACTTACTTTTTTGTTCTTGTTTTTACTTTTTACTTGTATTATTCTTTTAAGTATAGTTTTAACAATTCCAAAATGTGGTTTGTTGTTTACAATTAAGTTTTCAATTTGAAGTTCATTGTTTGTTAAGTCATCAAAGACCTTTATATACATATCTTGTACAATATCAATAGGGTTTAACTCAGTGTTTTGGTACAGCAGCTTGTTTGCCATTGCTTCCCATTTTTTCTGATGTTGTGCCAAGATATTAAGAACCTCATTATGTGACAAAATATATTTTTGTGGTTATACAAAATTAATAACTTTTAGTTACATTATTGTATTCTAATTTTAAAAAACTGATGTTACTTCTTATTGCATCACAAACCCTGTAACCAGCAGAGGTAAGTTTTCTTAATTTATACACTTCAGGAACAGCAATATTTGCTTCATTGGTTGCTCTAGCAACAGATAGCTTTTCATTGTTTACTTTGTTGTAAACTATTTCTTCAAAGTCTTGGTGGTATTTAGATTTTATACCTTCAATGTAATACAGGTAGCTTGTAAGGTTTTTTAACTGTTCATTTAGCTTAACACCATCATTTATACTTGTGTTGTTGTACTGCTCAATAATCTCAGCAATTTTATTTAATACTTCATTCATTCCTTAACTGTTCTAATTCTAATAATAATTGTGTAAAATCTTCTAACCTTAATGCAACATAATCTTTTTCAAAGTTCTTTGTAAACACTACTAATGGCTGTTTATGTGAACCAATGCAATCATTAGCTGACTGTTCTAATGCCTTCCAGATGTTTAGCTTTTCTTGGTTCTTACACTCCCAATTAAACTCTGATAGTATTCCCTGAGTTGCCATAATATCACCCTTAATACTTAAACCCCCACTGTTTGGAGTTCTTCTTATTTCTGATCCAAATTCTTTGCTTAAATACTTTGCTACTTGCAATTCAAATCTTTTACCTTTTTTATTTGCATTCATTTATTTGCTTTTTAGTTTTCTAACCTCTCTGCCAAGATCAGCATCATTTGGGTATTTCTCAATCAGTTCTGTAATGGTTAATGTTCTCTTTCTTTGTTTAGGTTTATAAACAACATCTTTAACCTGTCTTAATTTGTTAAGTTTATTCATAAATTGCTTTTCCTATTAATATACCTAAAATAAAAACACAAAGCATCACAGCTACTATTGAAACATAATAACAAATCATTTCATCAACTTTTCAATTTCCTTATTTTGATTTTTAATTCTTTTATTAAGTGTATTAATATCAATTTTTAGTGTTTTAATCTCTAAATATTTTCTAGCTAATTCTAAATCTGCTTTTCTTTTCTTAGCATTTACCTCATCTATTTTTTTATGAAGAATATGCAAAAGCTTTAGGGTTTCAGTCAAAACCTCTAAATTTTTTAGTTGTTCTTTAGTCTTTGCTTTTTCTTTTGCTTTTAAAATAAGTATGTGAAACTCATTTTTAATGTTTATTATTTCTAGTAAATTCATTAGTATAATCTTAGTTGTTGTTTATGTTGTTCTATTCTTTTTTTAGCAATCTCAAAATATTTATTATCTAATTCAATACCTATAAAATATCTTTTAGTATTTACACAAGCCACACCTGTAGAACCACTACCCATAGTAAAATCTAAAACAGTTTCGTTTTCGTTGGTGTAAGTTAAAATTAAGTATTCCATTAAAGAAACTGGTTTTTGTGTTGGGTGTTTTCCTCTTTCAACATTAAATTCTTGGTATGATGAAGGGTTTCTTAATTCTTGATATTTTTTTTTAGTTTTAATACTGTTACCATAGACAGAACCTTCCTTCACACTACCTCCAATAATTGCTGATGACTTTACCCTTGCTAAACTCATTTTTGTTCTCTTTTGCATTTGTGGATTGTAAGTTGGTAATTTATTGTAAAAAACTGAAATAATTTCGTGCTCTATTAAAGGCATTTTTTTTGCATTAAAAAAATTACCTCCTTTGTTTTTTATCCATATCCAATCATACTTATAATTATTTATATTACTCATTCTTAAAGCACTACTAAATGGCTCACTACCAAATAAAACTATTGCACCGTTAGACTTTATTATTCTATTAAGTTGTTTCCACATCAAATCAAAATCTATAACACTATCCCATTTACAAGCTGTTGTTCCGTAAGGGGGATCTGTTAAAATAGCATCTACTGAAGCGTCTGGTATTGACTTCATAACTTCTAAACAATCTCCTTTTATTAAATTCATATTATTTATTTAAAGGGTTAACACCTCCTAAGGTAAAACCTAAACCATTGTTATAATCAAACCTCAAAGGTTCATTTAACATTGTAGGAGTTCCACCAGTTTCTTTGTCCTTAACTTTGTAAACGTGTAGTTCTGTAAGCATCCATAAATCTGGATGTGAAATTAATCTATGCACACAAAGGAAATCATCAACCCTGTTTGGAAACACTTGCCCACCCTCGCAGTCGGCTTTTCTTGGTGGTTGTATATGTCCATTAAGTAAATGATCTTGTGGATAAACTCTTCTAGCTGCTTCTGTTTGTGGATGCATACAAACATATACACTCTTGCCTGTTTTATTGCAAAACTCTCTAACAAGGTTGCAGAAAATATAGTTTCTTTCAAACATTGGTTGGTTTCTAGGATGATTCAAACCAGTAAATGGATCAATCACACAACCATCAACATCAGCTTCAGAAAATATATTTAACAACTCATTAACTGAATACATTCTTGAATTATCTAAAAACTTAAAATACTTACTTATCTCTTGGTTGTAGAAATCAATTTTGCTTTTAATAATATCCTTAAATTTAATTCCTAACCACATTTGAATAATATCTCTTTTAAGTTGACCAGCTCTGTTTTCACCACTCCAAATAATAAACTTTTTGTTGTTTAATTTAGCTTGGCAAAGTAAATACCAAAGCAACCAGAACGTTTTCCCACAGTTATCTAATCCTAGCACCATAACAAACTGTGCTCTTTTAAATACTAAGTGCTTATCAAATTCATCTATTCCAACTCCAAGACCTTGTTTAATTTTACCATCCTTGTAAGCGTGTAAGTATTTAAGTGTTTGTTTATCATCTAAAATCATTTTTTAAGCAGTTTTTTAATATCATCACTAACTCTCAAAACATTATCATTAGCATAGTTATCTTTTCTTTTCTTATCTTTTCTTAATGCTTGAGCATTGCTTGAGCTTTGCTTACCACCTAATCTTCCAGCTTTAACTCTTTTTTGGTGTGCTGTTTTTCTTTCTTCAAACTGTTCATCTAACCACTTAATCTTTATTAGTTTGTTCTCAACTTTAATTAAATTAGTTTCTAATAATTTATCGTAATAATCTCCAACAATATTTTTAAGTTCACTGTTGGAAACCTTACACCCCTTGCTCCAGTAAAAGCAGCATACTCTCATAAATGCACCTTGTACATCAAAGTTTTGAAAAGCAATTGTTCCTGTTAACCATTGGTTGGGAAAGAATTTAAAGTATGGTAGTTCAATCATATTTGATTAGTTTGTTTTGTTAATTGTTCTAAACACAAAAATTCATTAATTTGTTTTTTATCTGTTATTTTGTGTGATTTATCAGTAATTAAATCTTCAATTTTTATTTGATCATAAGGTTTATTTCCTCTAATAATTAATACTTGTAATTTCCAATTATCAAATAACTGTGGATTATCATTTATTTTTTTTGCTATATCAGCAAGTATTTTTAATGCATCATATTGTTGTTTACCAACTTTTTCCCTCTCGTGTTTATATTCTGCTAATCTAATTATCTTTCTTCTTTTTTTAACCTGTAATAAATCTAAATCAATGGAAGTCATTATACGAGGTAAATTTTTTCCAATATATTCATTTAATTCACTATTAAAATAATTTCCTAACTTTTCCATTCCGCTATTCTTTTTTTACAAATATTATATGATTCTTCTATAATTTCAGAAGCAATAACATTTCTTTTATTATTTAATGAAGCTAATATAGTTGTTCCACCACCAGCAAATGGTTCAAGTATTGTATCACCAATATTAGTAAAATTTTCAATAATATAATTTAATTCAATTTCAGCTTGTTGCCATTTATGATATTTTTTTTCTATACCTGTACCTGTAATAAAATCATCCATTGGTTTTTTTATTTTACTAAAATTATTCTGATAAATTAATATTGGTTTCCATCCACAAAATAAATTTCTACCATTTATTAATTGTCTATTTCCAGTATGCAATAAACTGAAAATCCAATAATAATTTAAATGTTCATTCATTCTTTTCATTACTTCTGGTAAATTCATTTGACCGCTATAAGCTATACAAAAACCATTAGGTTTTAAAACTCTTTTAGCAAACCTTGATAGTTTTGTCCAACATTCTAAAAACTCTTTTGGATAAGGAGGATCAGTAATTATACAATCAATACTACCATCTTTAATATCTGCAAACACTTCTTCAAAATCACCTAATCTAAAATCTATTTCTATTTCTTTGTTACTACCTTCTTCTGCTAATATTCTTCTTTCTTCTTGTATTGCTTCTTTCTTTTCCTCTTTTTTTATTTCTTTATAAGCAGCATTAATACTTACTTCACCTGTTCTTAATTTTGCTTTTACTTCTTCTGGTGCTTTCTCTTGTATCTTTTTTACTTTAGCTATTGTATCGTGTGAAACTGCTGCAACTTTTGAAAGTTCTTTTCTTGTATCAATTGGTTTCACTTCTGA